CCGAGCTATAAAAAAAATTTAAAGGCAATGGAAGACATCAAGGTATCCCAAAGAATCCCATCAGAAATAAACAACCATTTTGAAATGCCTGAAATCTTTTTTAAAAAGTTTAGTAGCTTAATGTAAGTATTTATTCAAAATTTCTTTACATTATATTTATATATATGGCAGACGGAATAACTTACGGAATAAATTTCCCTTTCAGACAAAGTGAAAAAGGATTTTATTTATCACTTTCTGAGGAAAGTTCTGAAGAAATTAGAAGTAATTTACTACATTTAATACTTACAAGGAAAGGTTCAAGATATTACTTACCTGATTTTGGAACAAGAATATATGAGTTTATTTTTGAACCGTTAGATGGAGAAACTTTTGATAGTATAAGGTCTGATATTGAAGAACAAGTTGCAAAATACATACCAAATTTAACAATCAATAGTATTACAATTGAACCTTATTTGGAAAGTGATGATGCTCCGGGAGATTTAAACTATGAACTACTAGGTCAGGCAAGTATTTACAGAATACCTGGTCAAAATACTGGTGAGTATACCGCTAAACTAAAAATCGACTACACTGACGAGGCAAAGGCCTTTGGTAGTAGGGAATTTGTTATAATTAATATATAAAATGGCTAATAATAGGATAAATTACACCAATAGGGATTTCGAAGGTCTTAGACAAGACTTAATAAATTATACTAAACAGTATTATCCTGAACTAATACAAAATTTTAATGATGCGTCTGTTTATTCAGTTTTAATGGATTTAAATGCTGCAATTGCTGACAACTTACATTTCCATATAGATAGGAGTATACAAGAAACTGTTTTGCAATACGCACAACAAAGATCTTCAATTTATAATATTGCAAGAACATACGGATTAAAGATACCGGGTTATAGACCATCGGTGGCTATTGTTGACTTTTCAATAACGGTACCACCTTTAGGTGATTCTGAAGATGTTAGATATTTAGGAACATTAAGGGCCGGTTCACAGTTTAATGGTGGGGGCACTACGTTTGAAACAGTATACGACATTGATTTTTCAACACAATATAATCAAGAAGGTTTTGTAAATAGAACAAAAATACCAACTTTCGATGCAAATAATAAAATAGTGAATTATGTAATCACCAAAAGAGAAGTGGTTGTTAATGGGTTTACTAAAATATTTAAAAAAGTTATAAACCCTGTAGACGCCGTTCCGTTTTTTAATTTATTTTTACCTGAAAGAAATGTTTTAGGTGTAACTGGAGTAATACAAAAAGATGGGACATCATATCCAGGAACCCCAAGTTTTCAAGAGTTTTTAACTGCTACAAATAATAAATGGTATGAGGTTGACGCGTTAGCTGAAGACACTATATTTGTAGAAGACCCAACAAAACCTACAGATTCTGCAGGTGTAAAGATTGGTAAATATATAAAAACAGACCAAAGATTTATTACCGAATATACCCCTGAAGGGTTTATGAAAGTTCAATTTGGTGGAGGGACGACAACACCAAATGAACAACTAAAAAATTTTACAAATACAGGGATACCCTTAGATATTAACAAATATCAAAATAATATTGGTTTAGGTTTAACTGTTAGACCAAACACGACTTTATTTATACAATATAGAGTTGGCGGTGGTTTATCTACAAATGTCGGTGTTGGAGTGATTAACCAAGTAGGTACGGTAGATTTTGCGGTTACAGGACCGTCTGATTCCATCAATAGAAATGTTCAACAATCCTTGGCCAGTAATAATATAACCGCGGCTATTGGAGGATCAAATCCACCCTCAACAGAGGAAGTGAGAAATATGGTTTCTTTTAATTTTGCGGCACAAAAAAGAGCGGTAACTATTAATGACTATAAGTCTTTGATTGACACAATGCCAGGTAGATTTGGTGCCCCTGCAAAAGTTTCAATTACCGAAAAAAACAATAAAATTAACATACAAATTTTATCATACGATACGAGCGGTAAACTTACTCAAGTAGTTTCAAATAACTTAAAAAGTAATTTAGCAACCTATCTTTCTAAATATAGAATGATAAATGATTATATTGGTATTGATATTGCAAAGGTAATTGATTTAGAGTTAGAACTTTTTGTTGTTTTAGACTCCACACAAAATCAAGGACAGGTAATAACACAAATAATTGACCAAGTTTCAAACTATATGAATCCAAAAAATAGAGAACTTGGTCAAAATGTTAATGTTTCAGACGTTAGAAGACTTGTTCAAAACTCCGCAGGAGTTATTTCTTTAACAGAAATAAAAGTATTTAATAAAGTTGGAGGTCAATATTCATCATCAGAAACGTCACAAAGATATGTTGATCCTGAAACTAAACAAATCGAGTTAATTGATGATACAATATTTGCAGAACCCGATCAAATTTATCAAATAAGATACGATAATAAGGATATTAAGGTTAGAGTAAAAAATCTCAAGTCAGTAGACTTTTCATAAGAATATTTATTTTGAATTTATCTACCGTATTTTTAAAAATAGATACATAACTATTTATTTTTAAAAGAAAACATGCCCAAAAGTTACAGGTTAAGGACACAAGTAGGTACAGACAAAAACATACAAATTAATATAAATCAAGACTTTGACTTTTTAGAGATACTATCTTTAAAATTAAGACAAGGTGATGTATACACAAGATTCTGTGCCGATTACGGAGTTGTAGCAGGAAGGGTAATAGTAAATGGCGGATATGGTATCCCAAATGCGACGGTATCAATATTTATCCCGCTAGACCAATTAGATGAAAACGATCCGGTAATTTCTAGTTTATACCCGTATAAAAAACCAACCGATAAAAATGAAGATGGTTATAGATATAACCTATTACCTTACATAAAAAGTTATGGAGGACACACACCGACAGGAACATTTCCTGACAAAGAAGATGTTTTAACTAGAGTTGAGGTTTTAGAAGTATATGAAAAATACTATAAATATACCACTAAAACGAATGATAGTGGCGATTTTATGATTGTTGGTGTTCCTTTAGGTATACAAACGATTGTAATGGATTTAGACCTGTCAGATATGGGTTGCTTTTCACTAAGACCAAAAGATTTAGTTAGAACGGGGTTAGGTGTTCCTGAACAATTTGACGGCGAAAATTTTAAGTCATCTGAAGATTTGGCATCATTACCACAAATTATAAATTTTGTTAGAAATATTGATGTTACACCTTTTTGGGGTGAAGACGATTTATGTAATATCGGAATAACAAGGACAGATTTTGATTTAAGAGACTTAGGGATAGAAATAAAACCACAGGCGGTTTTTATGGGATCTATATTTTCAACATCAAATGAAGACTTTTTAAGAACAAATTGTAAACCTAAAAAAGATATAGGTAAATTTTGTAATTTAGATACGGGACCTGGAAAAATATTAGCACTAAGACAAACAATAGATTATGACGTAAACGGTAGACCGATATTAGAAAAATATAATTTACCGAATGGGGGTAAGGTTATTGATGATGATGGAACGTGGCTTGTAGAGTTACCTATGAACATTGATTATGTTACAACTAATGAATTTGGAGAACAAGTGATTTCAAATGACCCATCGGTTGGTATACCAACAAAGGGTAGATACCGATTTAGGGTCCAATATCAAAATGAAGACCCTGAAAATAGTGTAATAGAGAGAGCCGATTATTTGTTACCAAACATTAGAGAATATGGTTGGACAAATAGTGGAAAATATGATGATAGTAATTTTGATTATTCATTACAACTAAAATCATACGCATTTAGTTTGGATTGGGACGATTATGCCGACCCACAGGTTGCTATAAATTGTGAGGATTATTTCTATGAGTTTAATTTTAATAAAGTTTATACGGTTGCAAACTTTTTGGATAGATTTAAATGGGGATATAATAGAAATAGGCATTTAGGTATAAAAGAAATTGACAGTAAAGAATGTAATCAAAATAATAAATTACCGGTTAATGACGGAGTTTGGAATTTTGATTTAATATTCTTTTTAATGAT